CTCCACGGCGAACGCGGGCAACGTCATCATCCGCCGTCCGCTGAAGCACCCCAACTCCACCGGGCTCGACGGCAACCTGTTCATTGAGAACCTGCCGACGGTGGCGCAGGCCGATCCACGCGCGGTGTGGGACAACGCGGGCGTCCTGAACATCGGCGCGGGTGGATCGTCCGGCGGCGCGGGTCTGCCCACGACCGGGGGCACCATGACGGGGCCGCTGCTCCTGGCGAGCGGCCCAAGCTCTTACGTCCCCATTTCGACCCCGGACGAGCCCGGCGGAAGCAGCCTGGAAGGTGGGGATCTGATCCTCTCGACCGGACTCGGCGATCCCGTGGCGGTCCTGAAGGCCGGGGATATCCAGTTGATGCCCGGCACGGGCGGCAAGATCCGCGTCCTGGCCGATCTTCAGATGTCCGAGGGGAATATCGTCCTCTTCGAGGACCGGGAGATCACGTCGTTCTTCAATCCGCTCGCGGGCGACTCAAGCAACATCATCCTTCGGACAGCCGACTCCACGGGCCTGGCGGGGCGTTCAGGTGATATCCGTCTGATTGGGGGTGTTGGGCCGACCTACGGCGGCGGCATCACCATCGCGTCCGGCGCGGGGGCTTCGGGCGGACCCATACTGATCAGCGCGGGCGCGTCCCGTCAGGATGATTTCGGCGGCGCGCCGGTCGTCATCAAGGCGGGTCAGGCCCAGGGCGTGGGCGGTTGGGGCGGCAATCTCGTGCTACAGGCCGGTGCCACGACGGGTGATGGCGGCGGCGGGCACGTCGAGATCACGGGCGGGTCCGGCGGCACGGGCGACGGCGGCGATGTCATCCTGAACGGCGCGGCGGGAACCGCGACCTCGCGTCCCGGTGGCGTTCAAATCAAGGGCGGCGGCGGGCATGTCGCCCCGGACAGCCACGGCGGCAGTGTCAACATCAAGGGCGGCGACGCGGCCACGCAGGAGGGCGGGGATATCATCCTCACGGCGGGGGCGACGTCCGGCCTGTTCCGGGGCGGCGCGGTCGTGCTCACGGCGGGCCGGTCGGATCTCGCCCGAGGCGGCGACGCCTCCGTGACCGGCGGGCACTCCTCGACCACCGAGAAGGGCGGTGACGCCGTCCTGACCGGCGGGCGGTCGGACGAGGGGCTGGGCGGTGACGTCAGGCTCGTCCCCGGCGCGGGCCCGCTCGGGGCTGGCGTGGTCAAGATGACCTTGCCGACGGTGGCGCAGGCGGATCCCGAGGCGGTCTGGAACAACGCGGGCGCGCTCAACGTCGGCGCGGGTGCCGCCGCTGGCGGCGGCGGCGCGGGTCTGCCCACGACCGGCGGCGAGCTGACCGGCAACCTGACCATGGGCGTGGCGACACGCCTCGTCATGGAGTCCGGGTCGTCCATCATCACGCCAGACATAGCCGAGCCGGGCACGCGTAGTCTGACCCTGTCGGCGGGTCAAAACACATCCAGTTCCGGCAGCGCCGTGTATATCAACGGCGGAGCCGGACAGTTCGGCGGCGGTGGCGTTGAACTCAAGGGCGGTGCCGCGATCCCCGGCGGTGATGGTGCCGGGGGCTGGATCTATCTCGAAGGCGGCGCGGGCGACGCTACCTACAGCAACATTCGCGGCAAGATCCGGTTCGGGTTCCTGCCCACCATGGCCCAGACGACCGTGGATGCGATCTGGAACAACGGGGGCGTGATCAACATCGGCGCGGGCGGCGTCGCGGCCCAGGCGGCGATGGAAGCCCGGCTGACGGCTATCGAGGCGCGCCTGACGGCGGCGATGGCGCTGGAAGCCAGGCTGACGGCTATCGAGGCGCGACTGACGAGGGCGAGGATCTGATCGCGTGGCGAAACAAATCCAGATACTCCGCACCGAGCGTGCCAACGCCCCGCCAGCTCTGCTGCCGGGCGAGCTGGGTGTGGAGATGGGCACGCCGACCCGTCTATGGGTCGGCGTGCCGTCGTCGCTCGACGCGTCGCGTCGAAAGCTCCTGATCGACGCGTCCGCCGTTCCACCAGCGGGGGGCGTGTCGGTCAGCGACGGCGACGCGCGATGGGTAAACGTTTCAGGCGATACCATGCAGGGCCGGTTGACCCTGGACGCCGGGCTGGGATTTGGCGGGGCGGTGGTGCTGAACGTCACCGACCTGTCGCGGCATATCAGTCTGCACACGTCGGGCTACGGCTTCTCGGTCTCCGACAGCCGCCTCAACTACAACGTCAGCGCGGGCGGCGCGCACGCGTTCCATACCGGGACGGCGGAACGCGCGCGGCTTGGATCCGCCGGGCTCACGATGCTGGGCAATACCCATGTCACGCTGGCGCAGCCGCCCACGCTCGACATGCACGCGACGACGAAAGCCTACGTGGACGCGAAGATCGTTACGACAGGCGGTGATTTTCTGCCGTTATCAGGCGGCACGCTGACCGGCGATCTCGCGATTTCCAAGGCGTGGCCGACGATCTCGTTCCATGTCGCGAACGATGCCGATGACCAGGGCGTGCAGCTCCTCGCCTACAAGCACGGCAAGCTACGCTGGAACGTGCAAATCGTGGACGGCGCGCTGGAGTCCCCCAACTGGAACCTGGGATCCAATTTCGCGATCCATCGTTACGACATGAACGGTGATTACATCAGCCCGGCGGTGCTGCATCTTTCGCGGCAGAGCGGGCAGATGGATCTGTCCGGCAACCTGAACGTCGAGTGCGGCGGCGGCAGTCCCGGTCGGCTTTGGGTCCGAGGGGATCATGTCGTCGGCGGAACGACGTATCTCTATCAGCATTTGACCGCGAACGCCGGGGCGACGATCAACGGGGTGCAGAACACCAACGGCAACATCGTCGCCACCAACGGCAACTATCACGGCTTCCTGGGCTCGCATCATCCCGGCAGCAGTTGTGTCGGGATGTATAACTGGAACAATGTCCTCTATTTCACCAACTCAGATGGTAACGGTGTCGTATCGGGCAACCCGCGCGCGTATCTCGATGGCGCGGGCAATTTCACCATGGCCGGAACAACGTTCCGTGGTTACAACGGAATGTATATCTACGTTGACGGCGGCACGACCCAGTTCGTCCAGAACAGCTCCATGTGGCGCTGGGAGTATGCCGCCGGTAGCGGGCATATGTCCTACGTGCGCGGCCACGACAACGCGGTTTTGTTTCAGGTGCAACCGGACGGGATCGCTTTCGCGACGTCCGCCGCCACGGTCGGCTGGCTGGGCATTCAATACCGCAGCTACAGTTCGAGCTGGTTCGGCATGGGCTGGAACGGCTTCGTCAATATGTATATCGATGGCACCTACATCGGCGACATGGCGACGACCGGATGGGTCAACGGTAACTTCTACACGGCGGGCACCTGCGACGGGCGCTACCTGTCGATCTGGGGCGGCGACGTTCACGGCGACCTGCGCACGTTGGGCACCTTCCGCGCCTATCGCGGCGCATACTTCATGACCGAGAACCTGGGCGACTCGTTCAGCCTCTGGGGCAACTCCGGTGGACGCGTCCTGCAGTTCTCCAGCGATGGCTGGAAACTGCACTGGGATCCACCATCGGGCGGCTCGCTGCTATTCTGGTCATGGGACGGGCGCGCGATGTCGTGGACCGACCCGTCCGGCAATTTTCATTGCCGAGGCGAACTGTATAAATACGACACGTCGGACGAACGCGTGAAGCGCGACGTGGTGCCATACGAGCACGGTCTGGCGGAGCTGATCCAACTCGAACCGGTGCGCTACAGGTTCAACGGGCTTGGCGGATCCATCGATGACGACGTCGAGAAGATCGGTCTGATCGCGCAACGTGTTCGCGAGCACCTGCCAGAGTGCGTGTTTCCCACGCGCGGCCAGCCGCACAATCCGTTCGGCCCGAACCCCGACGACCGGCTGCCCGATCAGCTTAGCTTCAATGACGGGCCGCTCATTCACGCAGTCATCAACGCGTTGAAAACCATCAACGCGCGTCTCACCGCTCTCGAACAAAGGTTCGCATAAATGGCCGCTCTCATCATTCCCAGTATGACCCCGTTCGGCGGGCTGACCAATCAGACCGTTGGCAAGCTCCTCTCACTCAATGCGTCAATGGAACGATTGGCCGACGCCATCGCCACGGCTTCGAGCGGCTATACCGGCGTCGCCGGAACGGAGTTCGAGGCGGCGGTCCTGACGCCCAACGCGGTGCCCACGGGAATATTCTCGCAGCAGAATAATTTCGGGGTGCAGCCGAGGGTGGACACGCCCGGCGCGGCGGGCACCGACTACGCCTACGCGGTCAACACGTTGAACGAGGCCTGGCGGACGTTCTGGACCGCAGCCGAGGCGTCGATCAACCAGCTCGACAACGGCGGTATGTGACCGGTGGCCGAGGGCATCGAGAGCGTCCTGAAGGTTGTCGATCATGTCGCGGACCTGCTCGACCGGGTCTCCGAGCTGACGTCGAGCGACGTGCTCATCGGCGTCCCGGCGACCAAGGGCACGCGGAGCGACGGCGGGGCGCGGGTGGTAACGAACGCCATGCTCGCGCGCGTGCATGAATTTGGCAGTCCGGCGCATAACATTCCGGCGCGACCGTTCCTGCGGCCCGCGATCAAAAAGGTGCAGCCCACGATCCTGCCGATGCTGAAGAAGGCGGCGCAGGACATCGTCATGGGCCAGGGCGTGCCGGTCGATGCCGTGCTGAACAAGGTCGGCATCATCGCCCGCAACGCGGCGGTCGAGGCGATCACCAACCCGGATCCGGCGTTCGCGCCGCTGCAGCCCGCGACCATCCGCGCGCGGATGCGCAAGACCGCCGCCGGTCGGCGCAAGCTCCGGTCGATCATGGACGGCGGCAAGCAGATGGGTATGTCGTCGGCGCAGATCCTGCGCTCCTACGCGGGCTCGACCTGGGACACGGGCGGGGCCGGTCTGAACATCCAGCCGTTGATCGACACCGGCCAGCTCCGCCGGTCCATCTCGTATGTCGTTCGGAAGGTGCAACTATAATGTCCATCGGTCTCCTCTTCTGGGTTCTCATGGTGATCTGGTTCATCTTCTGGCTCGTGGGCCGCACGCCGCAGGGGCAGGTCTACTGGCCGCAATACAACGGTCTGCTGCTCTGGGTTCTGTTCTTCCTCGTGGGCTGGCGGGTGTTCGGCTTCATCTTGCAATGAAGGAGTGAAACCATGAGCCTGATCCTAATCATTCTCGTGCTACTACTGCTGTTCGGCGGCGGTGGATATTACGGCTACCGGGGCGGCTACTACGGCGGCAGCGGCATCGGGATCATCGGGATCATCCTGATCATCATCGTGGTCGTCCTGCTGTTCGGCGGTGGCGGGCGGTTCTACTAATGGCGAACATATCGGTCACAGAACTATTATTCGATCCCGATTTCTGCGATCCGGTAACCATCATCCGCTCGGTCGAGACAGTCGGCGAAGACGGCGTCGTTCGTTACGAGGAAACATCTTATACCGCGATGGCGTCGATCCAGCCCGCGAGCGGCGACGACCTGTCCATCGAACCGGACGCCGCGCGCACGGGCGGCAGCTACGACATCATCACGGCGTTTCCGCTGGCGACCGCGACCAACCTGACCAAAGCGGACACGGTCATCTGGCGCGACAGTGAATTTGTCGTGATCAGCATTGAAAGGTTCGGCAACTTCGGATCCCAATATGAAGGTGTTATGAGTATCAAGACCATATCACCCAGAGAGGGCCCACCATGAGTGATCTACCCACCCGCGTCGGCGGCGCTGCCAGCATCGTTTCCACCGCGAAGGACGCCGCGCGCGAGGCGGGCGGCATGACCGTCGCGACCGCCAGTGACGTCGATGAGCTGGCGCAGCGCGTCGCCGCGCTGTTCATGACCTTGCCGATCCCCGAGCATCATCGGGCCATGGCGAAGAGCAAGGGCGAGGAGATGTTCTTCTGGATCAAGGCCGGATTGAGTCGTCAGCCGGAATAGTTGCCGGGTTCTCTCCACCCGGCGAAGTCACCTCCGCTCGTCTACCCGGAATTGAGGTCCATCCTGATTAACCGACGAGTAGTCGGGGCGGCTCCTGGCGGCTTGCGTCCCCGTTCGAGCTATCTTTGCGCCATCGAAGATGAGGAACCCATCGCATGAGCGGGACCGCGTCGTCAAACACGTCCGCCACGGGCGGTTATGTCATCGACCGGCCACCGGGCCCGTTGAAAGCATCGGAGATCGAAACGGTTCTGCAGAGCATGGTCGCCACGCTGGCGAACCTGCCGGGTCATCTGGTGCGTCCCCGGTGGCAACCGCATCCGGCGACGCAGCCACCGGCTGACGTCACCTGGGCGGCGGTCGGCGTGCTGCGCCAGGAAGTCGATGATTATCCCGAGATCCGGCATGACGGCTACACGACCCTGCCAGGGGCGCAGGGGCCCGGTGTTGACCGCATGTATCGGCACTCGACCCTGACCGTTCACGTAACGTTTTATGGGCCCGAGGCGGAGGACGCCGCCGCGCAACTACGTGATGCCAGCTACATCCCGCAGCAGATGGAGATGCTGCGCGGGCTGAAGCTCAAGACCGTGCATGATCTCGCCCGCGCGCCCGAGCTGGTCAACCAGCAATGGATCAACCGCGCGGATCTGGAGATGGAGTTCCGGCTGCAGATCGACCGCGTCTACCCGATCCTCAACCTGAACGGTGCCGATGTCGTCTTGCGTAACGATCTCGGGCTGGCACCGACCGTGGTCACCGTCCGCCCCGACACCATCATCCATGACCCAGGAGCCGCGCCATGATGCCCGGTCGTTACCCTATCGAACTATATCGCGGCGACACCTACGAATGGCGCGTGGTGATCTGGCTGGACACCGCGCGGCGGTTGCCGTTCGACCTGTCGCAGACATCGGCGAAGGCGGAGATCCGCGCGCAGCCCGGCGGTGTCGGGGTCTGGCCCATCGAATGCGCGGTCACCGCGCCGAACATCATCGACCTGTTCCTGAACGCGAAGGTCTCCCGCGAGCTTCCCGACACCGGGGGCGTGTGGGATCTGCAGCTCGCCAACACCAACGATGAGATCGCGACGATCCTGCGCGGCGAGGTCCGCATCGTGCTGGACGTCACCGATAGTCGTTACGAGCCGGTGGTGAACCCGCTGCGCAGCGAGCAGACCGCCGGATTGATGTCATTTCCGAAACGAGGGGTGAAGCGCGCATGAGCGAGACCATCATTCTGAACCAGGTGCCGCCGTCACTGGTGGTCGAGGTTTACTCCCTGATGCCCATCGGGCCGCGCGGCTTCAAGGGCGACAAGGGCGACAAGGGCGACCAGGGCGTGAGCGGTGAGGTGCCAGAGGCACCGATGGACGGCGACACCTATGGACGCCAGGGCGGCAGGTGGTTCGAGGTGCTGCCGATCCAGGGCGGGGCGATGACCGGCCCGCTGGGGCTCAACCGGATCACCGATGGCTACGAGGTGCCCATCGACGCGACCGTGCGCGATATCCCGCGCTGGAAGATGGTCATGGGCAACAACTCGCCCGAGACCGGCGAGAACGCCGGGTCGGATTTCGCGATCAGTCGGTTCTCCGACATTGGCGATCCCCTGGGCACGGCGATCCACGTCACCCGCCAATCGGGGGCCATCGATCTGTCCGCGATCCCGACGATCAAGGGCGTGCCGTTGTTGCCCATCGGTGACGACGCGCCGGTCGATACGTTCGCCTATGGACGCCAGGACGGCGGATGGGCCCAGGTGCTGCCGCTGACCGGCGGCGAGATCCGGGGCACCTTGTCGATCTTCGGCCAGGTCACGGTCGATCCCGGCGTGGTTACCAGCGGCATCGCCACCAACAGCAAGCGGGGCCGGTTCCTGATCGTGAAGGCGTCGAACGCCGGGGACGAGCTAAGCTCGGGCGGCAACCTTGAGCTGCACGCGGGCAACGGCGGCGCGACACGCGGCTACGGCGGCTCGGCCTACGTGGAGTCCGGCGATACCCGAGGCATCCCAGGCGGCACGGCGGGCTCGCTGAACCTGCTGGCGGGCCGGGGCTACGATGGCTCGAAGGGCGGTTACCTGCAGGTGCGCGCGGGCAGCTCCGACAACGATACCGGCGGTGCCGTGACCATCCACGGCGGCACCAACAACGGCACCGCCGCCGATATGTCCGGCTTCGGCGGCAACGTCACCCTGGCCGGTGGCGCTGGATCCTCCGGGGGCGGCACGGTCTACATCGCGGGCGGCGCGGTCCCGGCGGGCAGCGCGATGAAGGCGGGCGACGTCATCATCGACCTGGTCACGCCCGCCGATCCAGGCCTGGCGAGCCGACTCCTGCTCAAGCAAATCCCGAAGGAGCGCACCGACGACCCGAACGGGGTCTGGAACAATCGCGGCGTGCTGAACATCGGCGCGGGCGGCACCATGATCGACGCGCCGCTGGTGTTCGCCGGATCCTATGACGTGCAGCTCGACGTGGTCGATCTGATCGGTGCCGGGGATCCTGGGCCGCTGCCAGCGCCCGAGAAGTATCTCGACGGCAAGTTTATCATATGCACCAACGATGGGCCCGGCCTGGGCGAGGCGGCTGCCTACGGGCCGTATCACGCCGAGGATTGGCTGGTCTGCGGCGAGGTTCCTTCTGCAATCGGAACGTTCGCGTGGCACAAGGTCACCATCGGATACGTGGACTCCACCGCCGAGAACGTCGGCGTCACGCCGATCCTGGGGCTCGGGGCGACCACGGTGCAGGAAGCCCTCGAAGAGCTGGAACAGACGAAGCTCGAATATATCGACACGACCGTGTTCGTAGGTGATGGCCTGACGGCGGCGACCCCGTTGTCAATCGCGATCATCGATGGCGGAACATTCTGAAACCATAACAAAGGAGCGCCATCGCATGGCCGGTTTGAACGTCTCTGATGTCGTCCGCGTTGACATCAACCTCTCGCCCATCGCCGCGCCGTTGCGGAATTTCGGCGCTTTATGCATCGCCGGATCGTCTAGCGCCATCGATCCGAATGAGCGGATCCGCGAGTATACCACGCTCGACGGTGTCGCCGCTGATTTCGGCTCGGCGGCTCCCGAGTTCCTGGCGGCGGATCTGTTCTTCAGCCAGCGGCCCACGCCATCGATCCTCTACATCGGCAGGTTCTCGCCGAACGGATCGAACGCGGTGCTGCACGGGGCGATCTTTTCCCCTGTCCAGGCCTACAACCTTCTGCAGCGTCTTCGCGTGCTGCAGGACGCCACGCTGAAGATCGACATCGACGGCATCCCGCGCCAGGTGTCGGCATCGGCGGGCTACCTGCGCTCGGCACCGTTCGCCACGCAGGGCGCGACCACGCTGCACACGGCGCTCCTGACGACCATCGACGGGGGTTTCATCATCACCATCGACAACGTTGTCGTGAACCTGCCGCCGATCAACTTTCAGTTGATCAACCCGACCGACGTGCAGGTCGGCCTGGCCGACGCGGCGGATCTGATCTCCGAGGGTCTCGGCGCGGCGGGGACGTGCGAATGGGACGAGCCGGGGAGCACCTTCGTCATCCGCTCCGCGAGCACCGGGTCGATCTCGACCGTTAGTTACGCTTCAGCACCGATGTCGGGGACCGACCTGTCCGAGGAGATGCGTCTGACGGCGGCGTCCGGCGCGGCTCCGCCATCGGTGGGGACTCTGGGGATGAATTTCACCGGGGCGGTCACGATGAACGGCGTCGCCAAGATCATGTCCGACGCCATCGACGGTGGGCGCGCATGGTGGGACGGGACTCGCTTCCATATCGAGAGCCTGACGCAGGGGCCGACGTCGGCCATCGGCTACGCCTACGCCGCCGGTATCGGCACCGATGTCTCGGGCGTGCTGGGCCTCACTCAGGCATCGGGCGCGTCGGTGCCGGTGGCTGGCGTGAAGGCGGAGACCCCGCTGGAGTGCGCCCTCGCGCTCCGCGCGCACGCGGTCTGGTATGGCCTGACGTTCGCCACGACGGCTCCGCTGTCCACGGCGGATCATCTCGCTGTCGCATCGTATCTCGAAGGCGCGAACCCGATCAGCATCTACGGCTACACGACCGCCGACCCGCTGACGCTCGATGCCACGAGCGAGTTCGATCTGGCGTCGCTGATGAAGGCGCAGAACCTTGAGCGCACCTTCGGACAATACAGCACGTCCAGCCCATACGCTGTTTGTTCCGCTCTCGGAAAGGCCTTCACGGTCGATTTCGAGGCCAGCAACACCACGATCACGCTGAAGTTCAAGCAGGAACCGGGCGTCGTCGCGGAGCAGCTCACCGAGACCCAGGCGTCCACGTTGAAGTTCAAGCATTGCAACGTGTTTGTTTACTACAGCAACGACACCGCGATCCTGCAGGAAGGCGTGATGGCGAACGGGTTCTTCTTCGATGAGGTGCATGGCACCGATTGGTTGGCGAACCGGATCCAGACCGACGTCTACAATGTGCTCTACACCGCGCCGACCAAGATCCCGCAAACCAACCAGGGCGTGCATATCCTCGTGACGACCGTGGAGAACGCCTTGATCCAGGGCGTGGTCAATGGGCTGATCGCGCCCGGCCAGTGGAACGCGCCGGGCTTCGGCTCCATCGCGTTCGGGCAGATGCTCTCGAAGGGTTATTACGTATACGCACCATTGGTCGAGAGCCAGCCGCAAAGCATCCGCGAGCAACGGATCGCGCCGACGATCCAGTGCGCGATCAAGCTCGCGGGCGCGATCCATCGGTCGTTCGTCATCGTGAACGTCAATCGGTGAGCGTAATGATCAACCGGAAACGGTTCTTCGACGCGGTGCGCGAGGCACCGTTCCCGGGCAGTCTCAACCGGTCCCAGGTCTATGGGATGAATGTGCTGCTGGACGTCTGGGAGCGTCGCTTCGCGCGCGACAACCCCAATGACGGCGATGATTGGCTCGCCTATGCGCTGGCGACCACGTTCCACGAGTCAGCCGCGACGATGCGGCCCATCGAGGAGTATGGGAAAGGTGAAGGGCACAGCTACGGTGAACCCACCGGGCCCTGGAATGAATGCTACTACGGGCGCGGGCACGTGCAGCTCACCTGGGAGGAGAACTACCTCAAGGCCCAGTTGCGCCTGTGGGAAGGATACCGTGTCGAAACGAAGCTGCACCGGTATCCCGATCAGATGCTCTACGACGACAAGACCTCCGCGCTGGTGCTTTATGATGGGATGATCCGGGGCTGGTTCACGGGCGTGGGTCTGCCGGATTATTTCAGCGCGGCGCACGGCATCGAGGATCCCTACAACGCGCGCAAGATCGTCAACGGGCTCGACCAGGCCGGGCTGATCGAGGGCTACTACCACCAGTTCCACGCCGCGCTGTGAAACCGCCCCGGCTCGCGCGGCGTTGACCTGACGCTACCCATCCAAGGAGGAATGACGATGACGGCGAAGCTCTACATTGGCGACGTGCGGGAGATCGGCGGATTGGCCGATCCCGGCTACGACCGGCCAATCCACCATCCGGGGCATCCCGACCACGGCTTGCCCAGCCGTCCCGCCCATCCCGGCGGCGGGCCGATCTACCATCCGGGGCACCCTGACCACGGGCTGCCCAGCCACGAGCGACCGATTGACCCCGGCTACGGTCAGGGCGGGCGCGATCATATCAGCAACCGCCCGCCGGTCACGGGCAACCGTCCTGATCAGGATCTGCCGTGGGCACCGGGACATCCCGATGCCGGTCTGCCGGTCCCTCCAGGCGTGACCCCGCCAGCCGCTCCGGGTGGCGCGCTGCGGGACAAGCTGGTCGTGCTCTGGCACGTCCCAGGCCAGGCCGAGTGGCATGGCAAGGTGATCGACCCGGCCACGGCTAACCGGCCAGACGCGGGCTTGCCCGCGCAACCACCGGCCACGGGTGGGACTCCACTACCGGAGACGCCCGCGCCCAAGGCATAACGTTGTAGGCTCGAAAGGATAAACCGGATGTGGCACGCCCGCCGTTCAACATGCTGCGGGCGTGCTTCTTCCTGCTCGCGTTCATCACGCTCGCGCAAATAGCCGCTACCCTCGCGGGTAGCGCGACCTGTTTCTACCTTTTCATACTTGGACGCGCCGAGCTGGGAAGCTGCACCAGCTTCGGTCAGCTCGCGCGCGAGATCTGGTCCGAGGCACTGGCCGCGATCCTGGCTCTGTTGCTGGCGTCGCACGGCGAACCACCGACGAAACCCCCCGCCGACAAACAAGGAGATTGATATGGCGACCTACAGCTTCATCGACGTCAGCGCGTCCATCGTCGGGCCCGGTGGATCGTTCGCTCTTGGTTACGGATCCTGCACGGCGGAGGAGGGTATCTCCGTCGCGATGCTGGAGAACAAGAGCACCATGACGGTCGGCTCGGACGGCTGCATCATGCATTCGTTACATGCTGGTAACGCTGGCACGGTGACAATTCGTTTCCTCAAGACGTCGGGAACGAACCAGCTCCTGCAGCAGATGTATGACCTGCAACGCGTGTCATCGGCGCTCTGGGGTCAGAACACCATCGTGGTCTCCGACCCATCGCGCGGCGACCAGATCTCGTGCTCGCAGGTGGCCTTTCAAAAGGCACCAAATGTGAACTACGCCAAGGAAGGCGGCACGATGGAATGGATCTTCGACGTGGGGCGGATCGATATGATCTTCGGCGATGGCTCTTCGGGCGGCGCGCTGACCGCACTGGCGGCATAAGCCCATGGCGGAATTTGAAACCGGCGGCTTCGTCTACCGCACGACCAAGATGAACGCCCGCGAACAGATGCACCTACTGCGCGCCATCGCGCCGTTGTCGGGTGCTATTGTCGCGATCCTTGTCGAGAACAGCAACCTCGACCCAGGGGCTCCCGAGGCAACGCGGAACATCGCCATGATGATCCCGTTGTTTCAGGCGTTCGCCAAGATGGACGAGAAGGAGACCGACCTTCTCGTGAATAAATGTTTCGCATACGCACAGAGACGAGAGGGGGCGAACGGGTCTTCGGTCTGGGGCCCGCCGCTGTTCAGCTCGATGGCGTCGCGCGATCAATACAACGATATCGATCTGGGCTCGTTGTTCACCATTTGCTGGAATGTGGTGCAGGACAATCTCGGGGGTTTTTTCGGTATCGGCGCAGTGTCGCCGATCAGCTCTATACCCACAGCGCAGCCGCAGGGGCTGGAGAGCCAGCCTGGACCGGCCTGAACCTGCCGGACGGCGAGGACTATCTGATGCGTCCGGTGCTCGCCGGTATGATGCGTCTGGAGAGTCTGATCGACGGCACGCTGGATCTTGAGCATGTCGCATGGGCGAACGAGGCACTGAACGTTCGCGATGAAAACGAGCACCGCAGGGCCGAGGCGATGCGCGACAGGAGATGATGCATGGCTGTCATCATAGCGACTCCCGATCCAATCCAGCCGTTGCCCGAGGTCGTGCAGGTGGCGCAAAAAGCGGTCGAGGTCAAACCGCTCCCCGAGATCCCCAACATCGCGCCGCTCCCGCACGATCTCAACGCCCCCGTGCTGGACGGCTCGCTGTTATGGATGCGGAAGTGGCACCTGTCGGTGGGCACCCAGAAGGGCGACGAAGCGGTCGATCTCTCCCCGCTGGCGTTCGAGTTCGATATACAACAGCAACAAGGGACGCCGACATGGAGAGCCAGGATCACGGTCTACAATGTCGGCGAGGATCTGCTGCAGCAGATGCAGAAGGAGTTCACGTTCGTTTCGTTATCCGTTGGATATCAGCCGCCGTCAACGCAATACGGGCTTTTGTTCAAGGGCCCCATTGGGTATTTCAAATACGGTCGGCTCGACGCGACGACCACGTTCGCCGAGATCCATTCTCTTTCGCAGGATATCCGCGTCAACTACACGACGATCAATACATGGCTGAAGACCGGGTATACGAAGAAGGACGTGGTGAAGGCGTGCATCGACGCCATGAACCAGGGGCACGACCCGGTGAAGGAGGGCCAGCTCACCATCCTGGGCGACGAGAAGTCCCCCCGTGGCCGCGTCTTGTT